TGTCTGCACCTGTGTCTAGGCAAATAACCGTTTCGATGGCATTGCCAAACAGTTTACGCAGATTCATTTCACGAAGTTTCTGTGCATTCTTGTCTAGACTTAGGCTTGTGATAACACGGAACTGATAGCCGTGTTCTTCGTGTAAGCGTTTAACATAAAATGCGCTGTCACGTAATGCAGGTAAGAATCCAATAGCTGCTGATTCATTAAAAGTCTTTACGACTTTCTTAGCATCTTTTTCTTCTAGCTCATTGTAGTGATGATGTAGATAATAGCTTTTCTTATTGTCCGCTGTGAGTGTATAACCGCGTTCTTGCATCCAAACTGAGAATGCCCATTCCCAGGAAAGCAAAACGCCATCTGCGTCTGTGAGTATGATTTTTTGTTTCATAACAGTATTATACTATTATTTTGGGCTTTTGTCAACCGACTAAGTAAAAGATGAACATAATAATCTATACCCTAGTAATGGTACAAATTACTATAGCCTGTGTAACACTTTATCTACATCGCGGTCAAACACACAGAGCCGTGTCGTTTCATCCTGTGATCAATCATTTTATGAGATTTTGGTTGTGGATGACCACAGGAATGGTTACTAAACAGTGGGTGGCAATACATCGCAAACATCATCAAGCTGCTGACAAAGCCGCAGATCCACACAGTCCCAAAGTCTATGGCATTTGGCGTGTGCTGTTCGGAGGCGCATTGTTATATAACACTGCCAGCAAGAACAAACTGATGGTAGAACAGCTGGGTCAAGGCACCCCTAACGATTGGATAGAAGAAAATCTGTATACCCCGCACAGTCGCTTGGGGATTCTCATAATGTTGGTCATAGACCTTTTGCTTTTTGGCCCGTGGGGACTGCTGGTATGGGGTATACAGATGCTTTGGATACCATTTTTTGCCGCAGGAGTCATTAACGGTCTATGTCATTGGTGGGGTTACCGCAACAGACCTGCTGAGGATACCAGCCGCAATTTAATTCCGTGGGCCATCTGGATCGGCGGTGAGGAATTGCATGCCAATCACCACGACGACGGAGCATCGGCGAAATTCAGCCAACGTTGGTGGGAGTTTGATATAGGTTGGATGTATATTTCAATACTGCGATTCTTTAAGTTAGCCACAGTTAGATAAAGAAAAAGCAGCCCGGAGGCTGCTTTTCTTTTACCACTATATATTGCTCTACGAGCGTAATATTATTTCTTCACGCCGGTGTTAACAAAAGAATACATCTTTTCGGCGGTTTCTAATACTTTATCTAGTCCTGGAAACTGTGGCATTGCAACTGTACTAACGATTTGACCAGTCTTCTCATCACGAGTAGCAGTCATTTCCCAACCTTGAAACTTAGCATGGAAATCATCTTGTACTAGGCTTTTTGCCATGCCCAAGATGTCTGTGCGGATTTCGTAGCCGTTCTTGTTGAATTTAACTTCTGGTAGTTTTGGTGCTGTAAAAGTGTCTGACATTTTATATCTCCTGTGTGTAATGTCTGTGTCTAACAACTACTTCTATTTCGCTGTTAGTTTATTATATATGCCTAACTGTAAAAAAACAACTATTTTGTGATTCTGTTTATCCGTTCTCGGATGATATCTATCACGGGCTCAGCCAATACCACTTCATAGTGGTTGTAATCCACATCAATCAACTCCATGTCTGCGTGGTGACGCTGGCTTTGAATACTAACCACTCCGTCATTGGCCACAACAATGAAAGGACTGCGGCCCTGTACAGTCACTATGTTGCACCAAGGATGCTGAACCTTTATCTTGGCCGCTTCCCGCATGGCCCAGCTGCTGGGACCAATATCTCGCATGAGTCTGCTGAATGGTAAAAAATACTGTGCATAATCTGCTACTTCTGCGCCACCATAGGGTGTGCTCAGTGTCACTGCACCTAGTACTTGATCGGGTATAGCATGTGAAATATGTAGAGCATAGATGCCGCCTAGGCTATGTGCTATAAATGCTAGATCTTTGGCATCGTCCAATTGAGCCAACATGTCTGCAAGGTTGTTTTCAAACCCATTTCGACTGTCGTAATTTAAATCAATCCCAGCGCCTAATTTGCTTCTGATGTAATTGAAGCTTTCACTGGTGGCATTAGCACCATGTATGTAAACTAGATTCATAAGTGTCTGTGATCTTGATCAAACTGTCTTTGCAGCTGTTCTAGTTGAGATGTATTGTCAATGCTGTAATTTGACAGATACTCTTTGAATCGGCTTTCGTAAGTCTCGCTTTGAAACATAGTTCGCAGCGTTTTAGCCATGTGGGATATTGAAGTTAATAATGATTTCATAAGTGTAAGTGTATCAAGTATTTATCACAGTTTGTGCGGCGCACAATAATTGCGGATGACATCAGTGAGATATTCCTGTAAAATAGATTATATTTGAAGTAAATACACAATGAAACTGAAAACTAGATCGATACTGCAGGAACTCAACGAAATAGCTGAAATCCGCAACAAGGATGAGCTGTTTGAAAGCCGTGCCACTAATATCATCAATTCAGCAATCAATCTGTTAGAAACGCTGAAAAAACACTATACAGCAGAGCACGCGGATGAACTAGAACGCAGACTGCTGAATGCCATACGTGGGCAGGATCCTGCCAAATTCACACGGGGCATACGCAAGATCGCAGAATCAAAAAGAACCAAGAGATCGTTAAATGAATCACAGTAAACTACTAGAAGGTGGAAATGTATTCAAGGGCACAGACAAGCAGCCCCTGACACAGCGTATAGCCACCGCAGATGTAGAAAGCACAGTGGACTACATCGAAAAGATCACAGGACTGGACTTTACCAAAGAACTAGATCTAGACGACAAAAAGCCAGTTAAATGGTTGGGCACCACTGGACGCAAAGAAGACCCAGATGGCACATTTGAACGCAACAGTTCGGGCGATCTAGATCTTTCAGTGGATGCCAATGAAGTAGATAAAAAATCGTTTGCTGAAAAATTGATAGCACAATTCGGCAAAGAGAATATTAAATTAAGCGGCGACAATGTACATTGGAAGGTGCCTATCAACGGCGATAGTGCCAACGGATTTGTACAGGCTGACTTTATGTTTTCAGCTAATCCCAAGTTCCAACAAGGATCAATGATCAGTGGTGGAGGAGAGTATCGCGGTGAACACCGTCACATTCTACTGAGTTCAATCGCCAGGGCTCGAGGTATCAAATACAGTCCTAAGCATGGAATATTAAATCCTCAAACTGATGAATTATTGCCCAACGGTAATGACTGGAATCAAATTGCCAAAGAGCTGCTGGGACAAACTGCTACAGTCAAAGACATACGATCAGTAGATGCTATCCTTACCTATATTAAAAAACTTCCCAACTACGAAGAATTAATCGCAGGTGCTAGAGGGACACTGGGCAAACAGGGAATCGAATTGCCAAAGAACGCAGCTTTTGAAAGCTACCAACCCGGCAGTATTGGTTGGATGCGCAGAATGATTGAGCTGGTGCGATGAGATTCTGGGAACTGCTGACAGAAGACGAAGCTGCTGCTCCCAAGAAGGTAGGCAGAGAATTCAATCACCTAGAGGATCTAGTATTCACTGAATCCAACGGCGCGGTCAAGGCCATACAGATACTCAAAGACCTAGCTAAACCTGAAACCAGCATAACCATCAAGTGGGACGGCAATCCCACTGTGTATTGGGGACGTGAAGACAATGGTGAATTTAGGTTAGTGGGCAAGAACAACTGGGGTCGTGAAGAAGGCAAGAGCTCGAGCCCAGAAGAACTCAAACAGTTTATCATGAGCCGCGGCAAGGGCGAAGATTGGCGGCCCAAGTTTGCCGGTGACATGGCAGCACTGTGGCCCATATTTGAAGCAGCGACCCCCACAGATTTCCGTGGCTATGTCTACGGAGACATCCTGTTCCATCCGGGCAAGTCATACACAGGTGCAGATGGCCGCATCTCGTTCACTCCCAACCAAACCACTTACTCAGTGATGGTCAACAGCGACACGGGTCGAGCACTGGCCAAGGCCAAAGTAGCTGTGGCAGCTCACAAGGTATTCAGTTATTTCGGGGACAAGAGTGGAGAAGATTTTGATAATCCAGAACTGTTTAATAACACTCCTGCACTTGAAGTATTCGGTCTAACCAGTGTCAGTCACAGACCAGCTGTGGGTGCAGATAATCTAGCTAAGATAGAAGCCTTAGCTAAGAATCAGACAAAGATCAACGGCCTACTGGCACCGGTAGCAGGCATGGGCTATCTACAGTCAGAGATCTATACCTTTGTGAATACTCAGAGCAAGGCCAAACAGTTGGACATGATCAACACAGAAGCGTTCATGAACTTTGTGGGAAAAACTCCTGCCAAAGCTCAGAAGATCGCTGCGCACAGTGAACGTCATCCTGGAGTTATGGATCTGCTGTTTGAACTGGTACTTGAGATCATGTCAGCCAAAGATGAAGTGATCCGTGAACTAGATGCTGCCGAAGGTGAAATCACTGCTAACACAGGTGGAAAACCCGGCGGTGAGGGCTATGTTGCTGGCGGTACAAAACTAGTACCACGTGATCGTTGGACTCCTTTTAGAGTCGATTAACAGTTCAAATACCCTGATTTTTTCAATCCAATATAAATACTTGCATAGGAATCAAGGTGGTTCCTAATATTGCCGGCCTCTGAGCGAGGTCATTGATCAAGGAGAAATTATCATGGCAGACATTACAACAGTAGCACAAATTTTTGACAATGCTGGTGGAGAAATCACAGCAGCTCGCGTTGGTGCAAACGCATTTAAATTTGTTGATCCAGCATCACAGTTCAGCACACGTAAACTACGTTTTGTTAAAATTGTAGTCGCTTCGTTGACATCGGGTGATCTCACAACTAGCAAAGCAAACACCAACAGTAACCTATCAAAAGCAGTTCGTTGTGCTCAGAACTACGGTGAGATCTTTGTTGTTGGTACACCATCAGCAACTGGTTTAATCGTTGGTTACGCAGACGACACACTCAACGACGGTTCAGCAGCAAGCCCATCACTAAGTGATGCATCTTATGATAAACTAGAAGCTGAAGTAGTCGCAGCAATCGGCGGTTCTTGCACTGTTACCACAGTTGTTCCAACAGGTATCACATTCGTTTAATTTAAATTAAGTTTATTCTCAGGGATGGGAAGCATTAAAGCACCTTCGGGTGCTTTTTTGTTGGCTGAATTTCTATGAGTTAAATACATACATTATGGCACGATACCAAATTGTTACTCTCGTAGATATTACTCGAAGTCATCCTGCGAGAGAAGAAACTGACAAGATTAAACTTGGCCAGCAGGCCAACTTCAACAGCCTACTACAGGCCATAGGTCTAAGATCCAACGTGATGTGGCTGCGTGATCCAAAGCAGCATACAGGAAGGTTACCTGAACCAGCCCAAGGCAAAGCCACGCATTGGATCTGGGAGTTTGACTGCGAGCGCGATGAGGTATTTTCACAGGACCGTGATCCGGTTTATCTATTAGTGCATGACCTCAATCATGTGCCTGTGATTGTTGATTTAGAAAACAGTGAAGACATAAGCCCAGCAGCGTTCCAGACTCGAGGTGACATGATAAATACTTGGATAACGATGATTTAGACAGAGAGTGATTTTACACGATCAGTATAAATACTATATCAAAGGCAATCATTAGGCATTCAATCATATCATAGGCACATGGCTCGGAGCGAGCACTTGACTTATTACATTGGAGACGGCCTTTATGCCTACAGTAGCAGAACGTGTTGGAATAGTAGAAACGCAGGTTGCGAATCTTGACGAAAAACTGGACGAACTCAAGGTCGATGTCAAAGATCTTCACGATTGCCTAGATAAAACCCGTGACGGACTCACTGACAAATTGAATCACATGTATGAAGCCTCCTGCACACAGCATGCAGAACTGGGCAAAAAACTCAACGAACTAGAAAAAAGCAAGAACAAGATGATGATGTACGGCATGATAGGCATGGCATTCATAGCTGGTCTAGGATGGACTGGACAACTGAATCTACAGACCATACTCAAGTTCTTCGGAGCGTAACGCAACACCACTTAAATAAGGACCATAGGTCCTTTTTTCATGACACAAATCAGCCGTAGACTAGAACACATAGTTCGCAAAGAACTACTGCAAAACCCCATACCAGTTCGAATCACGGAAGGTATTCTCGTAGGTGATGTGTTGATACAGAGTCAAGGCCATATTAAAAACCTCCTACGTAACGGAGAGATCATCTACGGAGAAATACATCTCAATGCAGCGGCCATCAAAATAGCCAATCTCATGTGCCTACGTCAACATTCGTTGATTATAGATCGCATCTATGCCGCAGATCAAGACTACGGCCGCTGGTTCACTGACAGCCAGCTGCTGCGTAATCAATATCAAAAGGCCAAAGACTCGGGTGATCACGACCGTGCAGACATATTGTGGGCTCGATACACGGAAAGCAGAGATCGTACCATTGCTGCTAAAAACCTAGCAGACTCTTTGACCAAATCCTGAATAAATATACTATAAAATCTGGACCCTTAAAACTATGAAAACCACAGACCTTTTTAAATCTAATCGATCAGCCAAAAGGCTTAACGAATCTTTAGAAAAAACATTTGGAACAAAGATCAATTTTCAAGACTTCGACACTGCTAAACTAGAAGATTCTCGCAACAAACTGCGCACACAGATCCATGACGCTCGCAGCCAAAGCGGATTCAATGAAACCATTGAAAACGAAACCCTTACTAAGGCACAATTCATGCACGATGCTATCGTTGCAGAGCTGATGGATCGTGAAGAGCACATCGTTGATATCACTGTACCAGAAGGGTTTAGTTCAATTGAAGACTACGAAAGCGTTAACAACGAAAGCGGACAAGATTGGATGGATGACATGAGAGCAATGGCTCACAAAATGGCTCCGCAAGATAAAATGAGACAGAGACAAGCAGAACGTGACGCACAAGCACAATCAGAACGTCAACAAAAAATTCAACAAGACATTGAAAATCTTCCAGACTTGATATCTCAATACAATGACATGGAAACTGAGTATGAATCAATGGGCGGAAGCAATTGGCAATACGCTGACAGTGAACAAAATTTAAGTGATGAAGAACGCCGAGCACGTAATATGGAAACATCAATGCGACAGTTGGCTAACAGAATTCATACAGCCAAAAAAGCAAGTGAAGGAAAAAAAGAAAATATATATACTAACGAAGCATATATTAACAACGCCAAAGACGCTATCAATATTCTAGCAGATATTAGAAAACAATCTAAAATGGCTGAACTTGGTCAAGGTGAACCAGTTAGACCAAATCAATTAGTAAACGACCTATGGGACGTTATGCAATGGATTGAGGCTAACATGGAAGAGTCAATGAGTACAGAATCGGTCAACACAGGAGAAGATATGACAAGACTACAAGAAGGTGAGATCCAACAAGCAAGCGCGATCGTCACAGCAAAAACAATGGTTGACAGAGTCGGCCGTTGGATTGAAGAACTCAGCGGTATGGAAAATGACACACTGCTACAGCTAGGTGACAGCATCCGTGACGAAATGGGACAAGAGCAGGCCAAAGCATTTATTGAAGCAGTGGCTCCTGCAATACAACAGGCGTTGGAAACACTCAAAGGCACACGTGATACACTTTCTACGGGTGTACGCAGTTTGGCCAGTGGTGAACAGCCTGCAGATATGCTAGGTGCTGAGCCTACAGGCATGGGCGGCGATGAAATGGCTGCGGAACCAGATGCTATGAACATGGGTGATGACATGGGCGGCGAAGATGAATTTGCTGCTGCTGAACCTGCAGCAGGTGGTCTGGGTGATG